TGTTATTTTTACACCCCTACCTCTTCTTACATGGATACCAATTGATGTTTGAATCTCAGATAAAATATCTTTATTGATATCATCATGTCTAAACCTTAGATTTTTTAGAAATCTTGTTTTGTACTTTTTACTAATATCATTTATCTGTCTTACAGTAAAATCAGTATAATAATTTTTCTTTTCTAATTTTTTTCCTTTATTGATTATATCTTTTAACAATTCATTTGTTATTGGTAGATAATCATCAAAATCAATATTTCTAGCATCAGTTACAGTTGTGTTTTCAAATGTAAAACAATTATGTACTTCAGGATTTTGTTGGTCATCTATTACTACTTTAAATTTATTATCATGTAAATGATTTATTATTTGTAAGATTTCCCAACATAATATTCGATTACAAAGACCTGTATCATTCGTATCATAATTTCCATAGATTTCATCTAATGGTCTATAAATTCCCCTATTATTTAAATCTGCAATAACTAATTTCATTAACCCATATTCTCTACATATTTTTTATGTAGAAGTTTTTTAGTTTCTAATTGTCCACTTGCGGCTTGTTTCTGAGCGATTACACCATCTGGTGAGGTTCCATCATAAACTTGTATATAACCTGTATTAGTATTCATCTTACAAGGGAATGTAATTCCATCAGGTCCAAATCTGTTTTTCATAATATGTGCTCGAGCAGTATCATTTAGTTTATCTTTTGATTTTCTACTCCAACTCATAATGAAATCAGCATTCATAACTTTTGCGTATGAATCAGCGATTTTATCTGCTTCAATAACTTCTGAATCAATAGCTGAACGGTTGGTCTGAGATGCAGTCCAAATTGGTATTTCCAATTCACCACTCATTCCACGAAGGTCAATATATACTCCTCCCTGCTCCGCATAAGTAGAGTCTGACTTATTAGAGTGAGAGAGAAGGAGGTCAGCATAATCTACTATGATAACATCGGGTTTGTTATCTAATGTAACCATTTTCTCTATATGTTGCTGTAACTTTTTTACTGTAACACCCTTTGGAGGAAAATACTTTATCAGTAGTCTCCCTTTGAGATTAGAGATTTTGCCTTTAACCTCTTCTTTTTTATCCTTCAATTCTGTGGAAGGTATTTGTGTAAACACAGTATCATATCTAGCACCAACATAGTGTTCTGATAATTCCATTGTGTAATGTACTACACTCAAACCTTGCCGTACAGCTTCTGCACCGATAGCGGTGAGAATCCATGTTTTTCCTACACCCGAAGGTGCAACAACTACTCCCAATTCACCTGGTCCTAATCCACCATCCATTAAATCATTTATAGGTTCCCATTTGGTTGGTACAGTTGTTCTATTTAATTCTTCTGTTCTTTCATCATAATCTTCAATATAATCCATACCCAAATCAGTTTGTTGACCTACTTTCATAGCTTTATCTACTAAATCTTTGATTCTATCATAAGAACCAGCTTTTAGTAAATCAACTGATTGTAAGATTACACCTTTAAGATTTTGATTAATACAGAAGGAAGTAAATTCGTTTTTTATATAATCCAAATCTACATTACCAATTTGTGTTGTTACATGACGAAGTTGTTCAACTACCGTTTTTTTCAACACCTCATTATCTACTTTAGATAATTGTGATTTGAATACATCCAATGTTGGTGGTTTTCTGTACTCTTCGTGATAAGAAAGTATCTCAGATATAATCCACTTGTTTGCATCGTTCTCAAAGAACTTAGGAGTGGTTATTTCACTAATTGTATCTAAGAATTTATTATCAGTAATAAGTGCAGAAACAACTTTTGATTGAAATGATTGTCCGTATTTTGATAATGTATCTATTTGTTGTTCTTGCATTGACTCTTTTATAAAACTGATACAAATATACGAAAAATATTTGAGAATACCAAATTAATCTGTGATTAAATTTCCAAATGTAGTTTTTAACCAATCATTTATATCCCCAAAGTTTCCGATAACTTTGTACTTAAGTAATATTTTCATAAAATCCATTTTATTTAGAGGTTCAATTTTTTCATTGAATCTATCTAAAGTTTTCATTTTGACCTGACCCGATATATCAACATCATCTAACTGCATTAAATCTTCGTTAAGTAAGATTTGTCTTTTGGATTTTATTATATCTTTATAAATTTTTATTTTACCTTTTGTTTCTTCTATTTTTTCTTCACATAGTTGAAACAAATCATCTACTGATAATTTATCTTCTCCTGTTATTTCAGGAAACCTTTTTACCAGAGTTTTAATCCCACACCCATAAACACCAGGTATGTTATCCGATTTATCACCATCTAATACTCTGTATAATAAAAGATTTTTAGATTCGATTCCATATTCTTCTTTTACTAAACTAGTATTGTATAGTTTCTTTTTAGTAGGTGACCAGACGATTGTAGTATCATTAACTAATTGGAGGAAATCCTTATCAGTTGACATTATTACCGCCTGTTCATCTTCTTTAAGAATGTTGGTGGTTATATAAGCCATGATATCATCGGCTTCAACACCATCATATATCATTGTAGTGAGAGGTAATCCATGTAACATTTCGTTTAACCAAACGAATTGTCTTTTCATAGATTCTCTTTCATCCTCATCGTTCATTAAATCAGCATAAGCTCGATTTACTCTGAGTTTGTTTTTATCTCTCTGTGCTTTATAACCACCAAAAACTTTTTTTCTCCTTTTGGAGCCACCTTGTCCATCAAAAACTACAACAACACGAGTCGGTTGAGTTTGTCTTATTGCATATCCAATAGATTTAAGAGCACCTGTTACACCACCAACATGGTCACCATCATCATTCATTGTAGGAATGGATGACCAACATCTGATAAATGTATTTAGACCATCAATAATTAATACACGAGAATTTTTGTGTCTATTGATATTCTGGTCACGGTCTCTATCAACCGATTCTAATATGTTTTTGTAGAGTTTTTTCATTAGAGTACAGTTTTTCCATCAAAGTAAGTTTGTAATGTTCCTATTCTATCATCTGCATCTACTAAATTAATCAGAGCTTCCTCTGCATTTTTGTAGAAATCTTCAGTAGAATGGTCACCAATACCAACTGCTTTGTTTCCAAGAAGTTCTAAAGAAAGAAGTGCTTTCGCTTTATCTGCTTCCGCACTTTTCATTAACATGTCATATAATGTTCTATCCATAGTTTTAATTTAGAATTACTCAGGAACCTCAGTATCAACTTCCATTGAATCAATATCAAGTGTATCAGATTTGTATTGTAAGATTGTTTCTTCACATATCTTTTTATAGATTTGTTCTCTAACATCTTCTCTTTCATCCATCAAAGGAATAAAATCCTTAGATTGGAATTTCAACTCTTCACCTGTATCGGTATCAATGTAAGTGTACCAAGCTCCTGCTTGTTTTACTAATTTGTTTTCCTTCATGACTCCTAGCCATGAACCATAATTATCGATTCCTCTATCAAAGTAAATTTCAAAATCTGCCGCTCTTAGAGGTGGCCCCATTCTGTTTTTAATTACTTGACAACGAACCTTCATTCCAACCGTCTTATCTTTGCCGTTTACCTTTTGTTTGATTTGTCCCATTCCCTTCAATCTCAATCTTACAGAGGCATGGAAAGCAAGAGCTTTTCCACCTGAAGTTGTCCATGGGTCACCAAACATAGCATTCATCTTTTGTCTAAGTTGGTTAGTGAATACTAATGAGATTTTTTGTCTACCAATCATATTGGTAATCTTTCTCATTGCCTTTGAAATGATAATAGCTTTATCAGTAGCATATCCATCTTTATTGTAATCTGCCGCTAATTCATTCTTAGTTGAAGCAGCCGCAACTGAATCTACTACGATTGTAACTATTTTATCTTTCGAAGTTTCTCTAACTTTCTCAATGATAGTTTCAGTAAAGTCAAAAATTTGTTCAACTGAATCTGCTGATACATAAAGAAGTTTAGAAACATCAACACCGATAGCCTCTAAAAATTCTCTACTTACTGCAGTTTCTGTATCAATCAATACAGCAACTCCACCTTGTTTTTGGGTTTCCGCTAACAAGTGTGCAGATACTAATGATTTTCCACTTTGTTCCAAACCTGTAACTTCTGTGATTCTACCAACAGGTAAACCACCATAAGGGCGATTGGAAATTGCAACATCTAACATAGCACATCCTGTGGATATCCACCCATTTACATTTGTAGGAGCTTCATCTTCATTGAGGAAGAATGCTACTTTAGAATCTTTTGATTGTTTGTTGAGCTCACCCGCCAGAATATCTGCCAAGTCTAACTCTTTTGCTTTCTTTTTCGCCATTAAGTTTGGTATTAATTGTTAAACAAATCATCAAATGCAGCAGCTACATCATCAGTTTTCTTAGAATCTGAAGTTGTAGTTTGAGCTACTGGTTCACTTTTAGTTTCAGTTGAAAGTGTTGATTGAGATACTGATTCAGTTTTTGTTTCAGTTTCACCTTCACCACTTGGATTCAACCAACCTTCTAATACTGATTTTAATTCATCATAAGATAGTTCAGAATATAAATCTGTAATTTCAGTTTGATTTTCAATAAAAGCTGTTGCTCTTTCTGCATCATCACTTACTGGTGTAGTTGATGGTTTAACTCTAATGGTAGTAGTTGGATAAGTAGTACCAGCTTCTTCTGCTGATTTATATTCGATTGTTAAATCTCTACCACTTGTTGGGTCTGTAATATCACCATAATCAGGGTCAGCAATGTAACCTAAAATTTCTTGATATACAGTTTTTCCAAATCCCCAAAATCTAACTCCTTCACCTTCTTCACCTCTTACAACAACAGGTACGAAAGTTCTTAACTTTGGTTCCATAGCTTTTGCAGCTTTCCAATCATCTTTATCACCCATTCTTTTTAGTTTATCAGCAAACTCAACAATAGGGTCTGGTCTACCAAATGATTGTGGTGAAAGATAAGTTTTGTTATTAATGTTGTAGTGAAAGTAAAGTTCAATGAAAGGATTATCTTTGTTGAACTTGTAGGGAACAATTCTTACTTGATGTTTCCCTGGAGTTGGTTTCCACAAAGCATCTGTTTTTCTTTGTGTGTTTTGCAGTTTGTTTAATCTGCTTCTAATTGCGTTAATGTCTAAAGCCATAATTTTACCTTTTAGTTTTAATTAATTAATGTTTAAGTTTAAAGTTTTGAGTGCTAAACTAACAACACTCGGTGTATATATAAATATAATAAAACCTCAAAAACCACCGAATCTCTTTGGTTTTTTATTAACAATTTACTTAGCCCATTTACCATTGGAAACTAACTGTGCAATGATACCATAAACCGATAAATCTTGAAAAGTATCTTCACATGATTCACCGATATTATCTTGTTTTCCTAATACCACAAGTTGTTTTAATCTTTGAATTTTATCATTCATACGAAACCATAGACCTGTTAGTGAAACTTTCTTTTCTTCTTCAGTTTCTAACTTACTTCCAACTGATATATTATCGGGTCCATAATTAGATTGTTTTAAACAAAACAGTTCATATTGTGTAAACATGATTCTTTTAAATTCAGTTGTCATTTCAGGCCATTGTTTTTCCATCTCTGCAACAACTTTTGGATTATCATATTGTAGAACTTCATCGTATTGAGGTTCAACAATTTTAGGTTCGAACTTATGTTGTTTACTTCTTTTATTGATTACTTTACTCATAATTTATAATTTGTTTACACAAATATACGAAATTATTTTTACAATTCCAAGCAATTATTAAACTTTTTTTCTAATTGTAGATTTTTTTTGAGGGGAAACTGTTATATTACTAATATTTCTTTTATGTGATTGTAAAAAATAGAAAGCAGCATATTCAGATGTTAAATATTCTTGGACTATATCAGATACCTTATTTAGAGCTGGTAAATTACCATTATCACGAATAACATTTGAAACCATCATTTTTATATTTTCATTACTAAATTGTTGTCTTATGATAGAGTTATCTTTTGGATTTCTTTTAAAATTAAAAGGAGGTCCTTCACCTTTTTTCCACTTAGTATCAATAAAATATGGTTTAAGAAGAGGTTCTATATCAGTAATTTCAGAATTTATTATTTTAATTTTTGATTCATTTACATCACACATAGTAAGTATCAAGTTATATACCTGAAGATGATTATTTGTATGTTCTAAATTAATTTTATTTTGAACCATAAAAATTACATAATCTGTTATTAGTTCATTTATTTGTTTTTCAAGTTTTTCTGATACTTCATATTTTTCAAAAGTAAAAGTTGCTTCTCTTACTTTATTCAGAAGTTGAAAGACCTCTAATCTATCTTTCATATTCTTAGTCATAAAATAAAAATGTTCCACATTAGTAACAGAAGATAAAAATTCTTGATAAACTCCAGAAATAAATCTTTTGTGGGGGTCTCTATAAAAAATAAAAACATCTCTCTTATCTTTACCTTTTAAAAAATTATTGAGTACATCTTTAGCCTTTGTTTGATTCGAAAGACCTTCTTGGTGGTTTTGATGATGAACATTAGTAATTTCAATACCAGCACTAGATAACTCAAATGTTACATCAAAACAATTATTGTAATTGAAATAAGTATCAAGAATTCTTGTTGCTATTTTAGGACGAGAAAAAACGATTAATTTATCATTAATCCATGTATGTAGTTTGAATACAACTTTGTGTTCGTTCATATAACTAATTTACTTTATAATATAAATATATTAAAAATTTAAATATGAATTTTTATGTTAGTACAGATTTTTGAAGTTTTTCTTCTAAACCTTCAATTATATCGGGTTCATTCCATTGAATTTCATGGTCAATATATTGGAAACGAGATGCAATATTGTTTTGTTTCTCAACAAGAGAACAAATAGCATCCACCAACTCCGAAGGTTCGGTGTATGTAACAGTATCCGAATCAATCGGCATGGTAAAGGTGTGGCCACCTTTAGGTTTCCAATGAGGTTGTTTATCCCCAAAGGTATTGAACCCATCAGGTCCAACATTATAGTTCTCGAAATACTGACAATTTACTAATACATTAACTTTCATAATTCAAATTTTAAATTTTAATAAAACAAACTCATTGCATTTTTCAAACCTTGTTCTGTTGCTAAATGAACAGAATCCACTCGTGGATTTAAGGTTGGATAATCTTTGTATTGTTGAACACATAGTTTTTTAGCTCCTCGTAGAGTTTTTGCCCATACAGTATTCCAACCACCTTCTTCAAAGGTAAACATATATTGTTTTAATTGTATAGATTTCATAATTTAAGTTTTAAATGAATAATTTATAATCTTGTTCTCTTTCTGTTGCTTGTAATTCATATGGGTGATTATGATATTCATATCCCATATTGTAATATCTTTTGAACCAACTTGGTGATTGTAAGTAATGTTGATATTCATGAATTAGAGTTTCGATAACCATCTTTCTACTTTTCATCTGTGGCCAGTACACACTAATTTCATTCATAATATTACAATACTCAGCATGACACTTATCTTGTTCACCCTCAGCACCACTCTCACCACTATACTTTTCGTAGATATTATAATGTGTTTCTACATAAGGAGTATAATCGTGGAATTTAGACCACCCATAATGGTTTTCAATCTTTGGGAAAACTTCGTTGATTATTTCTTGAACTTGTATTTCTGTCATAACTCTCAATCTTACACTACTAATATACGAAAAAAAGTTGAGATTGCCAAGCAAAACCTCAACTTTTTTCAAATTATTTTTACACTAAAAGTTATCTCTCATAGCGTTTCCTAATAACATTTGTTGTGTTGTAGAAATACCCCATCTTTCATTTGGGAATTGTTCTCTACAAAAATCCATGATAGCATCTGTACTATCCATTGTTGAATTTTCGTGTAATCTAATCCAACCTAGTTCATCAGATTCTAATCTGAACCATCTGTTTTCGAAGTCATTACCTGCAAAAGTAATCCACATCATATCTAAATTGTTTGAATTAATTTCTTCGTTGAATTCAGTTCCATTAAAAAGAACTCTTGTGATACCAGTTTCTCTATTGATATCTAAAATTTGTAAAGGGTTATTTAAATTATTCATAGTATTAAGGTTTATCAATTATACCCCAATATACAATTATTTTATGACATGACCAAGCAAAAAGTGAATTATTTTGCGATTTTTTCTTCTAACTTGGTTACTTTAATTTCTAACTCATGAACTCTATCTAATAAATCGTCCACTTGTTCTTCAAGATAATATAATTGTAAATCTTGTTTGGAATCTGCTGGTAAGGAGCCCATCTCACCTCTTGGCCATTTTATTCTAAATTCATCATTTAAAAGTACATCATCTTCCATTCTGAGAATATCTACTTTTAGTTGAGAAATTTCTGCGGTTAAACTAAACCAAATACCAGCAATGGTAATAATACCAACAACTAACCCTACTAAGGCTTTGAGTTCCAAAGTTACTTTGGATTTTTCGTTAAGTCCAGTCATCTCTGACCTCTATTTTTTATTGAATTCTATAACTTCGAAGATTCTTGTAGAAATTTTCTTCGTACCTTCAACATTGGTAACAATGATTGAATTTTTAAATTTTTCCCAATCAATTGAAAATGATTTATCTAAAACTCCACCATTTTCTTCTTTAACTAATTCGTTTAAAGCATTGATTGTATATAATGTATTACTCTGTTTTTTTCTATGAACCAAAATAGTATCTTGTAGCGGTCTATCTGGTTTAAATGAAGTATCTATATTATATGTAATAAAAAGTTCATCCAAATTACCCTTATTCTGAAGAACATAAATGTAGTTATAAACTATATGATATGTTTCTCGAATTTCTTGCAGAGTATTCTGAAGTTGCTCTTTAGTTGTAAATGTACAGAGTAACTGTGTTTGCATAAAAA